CTGTCTCAAGCCGTCTCTCTGTCACGCAAACGCCAAAGTGGAATAAGCGCCCACATGCGAGCGGCAAGCGCCTCAGGCAAGCCTCAGGGCGTCGCAGAGGGGCATTCCCGGCGTGTCTGGTGGGTGGGAAACCGAGGCACAAAAAAAGCGCCCCGTGGCCGATGTGACCACGGGGCTGCCTGCGCCTCGCCTACCTGTCCCCGCCGAGCGTGAGGAACAGCCCGCCGAACGGGCCGCGCCTCCTCGCCTGGCGCTCGTGGGGCTGCGCCGCCTGCTTCCTGGGCCTGGATCCCTTGGCCTCGGCAAGCTCGCGGATGACCTCCTCGCGAATCCTGCGCCCTCGCCCCTCGCCCCTCGCCCTGGCGTCCGGTGACTCGATGTGGACGTAGAGGTCCATGGCGCGGAACGCCTCGCCCCACCCATCGTCGTGCGGGGTCACCCTGCGGAGCGACCGCACGCGGGCGAGCTGGCGCTCAAGCTCGGCCTGGTCCTCCCAGGGGTCGAGCGGGTAGTCGCGCTCCTCGACGGAGAGGACGTGCCACGTGCCGTCCTCGCGCCGCCCGACGTGGTAGAACGTCGGGAACTCGTACGGGTCGGTCACCGCCAGAAGCTCGCGCCCGTCCGTGAAGACGTCCCAGGTGACGTCGCGGTTCCCAAAGAGCGGCATGCCGCCCTTGCGCGGCTCCTGGTGCTGGTACGTTGCCTTGAGGCTCCTGCTGGCCATGGTGCCCTCCGTTCCGTGTGGCCCGGGGCGGGCATAGCCGTTGCCCAGGCCGATGCTTGCCCAGATTGTACCCGCTACTCGGCGTATGCGTACGCCCCTATGACCGCGTCCAGCACGGACTCTGGCGTGGCCTCGACAACGCTTGCGTACATGCGCACGTTGCCGCCCGTCATGACGTCTAGGAGCCTTTGGATCCTCGCGCGGAACTTCCTGCCGAGCACGAGCGACCCGTCTGCGCAGGTCTCGTACATCGGGTCGATCACGCACTCCTGCACTTCCGAGTCACCTTCGAGCAGAGTGCACACGCCCTCAGCCATGCCGCCCTCGTAGTCTTCAAGCCATTCGAGCATGGCCTCTGGCTCATCGCCGGTCACGCTCCCCATTGCGTCGCAAACCTCGATTGCGAAGTCCTTGTAACCACTCATGATGAAACCTCCAAAATATCCGATAAACTGAAACTGTTTATGCATGGCGGAGCGCCCACGCGAGCAGCGCCGCGCCCATCGCCCAAACTTGGAACCCCAGGCGGGGCGGAACTGGTCTCTAGCCCTCCGTCCCGCCTGGGGGTCTTGCCTGGGTTGTCGCTAGAAGAGAACGAAAAGCGCGCTCGACCTGCTTGGCACTGCGTACAGCTGGCCAGTTCGCGTGTCCCTGCACACTCCGCCATTCATTCCGTTGACCCCGAACGAGACAGCCAGTTTCTCGTGGTGCGCGGCCAGGTCCTCTAGGTCAGAGTCTCCAAGCAGGTTTGCATTGACTGCCGCGCCCTCGGCGATTAGCTGGCGTATGTGCCTCTGCGTTGTATTCATGGCCTATCCCCTCGGTGCTATCGCGTGGACTCGATCACAACCCTGATGACCGCGTGAGCTATGACCCCCATCGCTGACTCGACACCGCGCGCCTCGACGTCCATCCAGGACTCGCTTGGACTTGGCCAAAGCTCTCCGCCGCGCGTGCGCCTAAGCTCTGACGGTGTGCAGTAGCGCTCTGCTATGTCTGAGTCACAGACTAGGGAGCACCCGCCGGATGCGTACTGGCTTGCGCTCTCTGCGCCGTCGAGCAGGTACTGGCGGACGCGTGTGGTGGGTAGCGTGTCTCCACGCCCCTCGGCCCTGTCAAGCATGTCCATAGCCTCGGCAAGCACGCCTCTCCCCCATGCGCTGACGCGCTTGGGCTGGTGGCTGGTGATGTAGTCCCTAACCTCGGACACGCTTACGCTCTCAAGCTTGCACTTAATCATGGTCGCTCCTCTCGTCGCATCCCTCGTAGGCTGATGCCTACCGATTGGCGCGCTCTCCCAAGTGCGGCAGTCGGTGGGTATCCCTTGCTCTGCCTCTCCACGTCCGGGGTTCGTACCGGCCAGCCCTCATCTGGATTACTTTTTTGGGCCTTCGTGGCGTCCTGTGTCTGTCCCCGGGGACTCCCGGTTGGTGTTTAGCAACTGGTTGGTTGCTATGGCTAATATATCCACTTATTAGTGACTTACTAGCGACAAACTCAAACAATTAGTTTCTACACAATTCCTACACAAACAAATGGTTGGCAAACGCTTGTTGTATAATGTCGCTAGTAAGTACCTGCGCAAATGATGAGAGGGAAAGGCATGGACACTAACTCCTGTGTGCGGCACATGCTCGACAAGGCTGGCATGTCTCCGTATGCCGCCAGCCTTGCCATGGGTAGGGCGCACAGCTACATGGGTCAGGCCCTCAAGCGCAAGGGCGGCATAGGCGCGCCGGTGCTGGCAGAGATAGCCCAGGCGTGCGGCTATGAGCTGCTACTGGTGGGGCGAGGGGAGACGCTGCACATAGACGCGACGCAAGGGCAGGAGACCGAGGGCAAGCCAGAGGGCTGAGGCACAAGGCATTACTAGCGACTAAGGCCGCGCCCTGCTCCTGGGGCGCGGCCTTGTTTGTGCCCATCGGCATAACAACGTGACATAGCGCGGCCACACCCCGCCACACCTGCGAAAACGCAGAACACAACAGCGATACGCCACAGAGAGAACGAAACAGCGTTATCAACAAAACCGCAGGTAGATAGGGGCAGTGGGGAGGGGGGGTCAAATCACTGCCCCCCCGCGCCCCCTACCCAGCGGCCAGCTGATTTTCACACGCGACCGAAATTGGCGAGCCGGGCGTAACAGTGACTCGGTTACGGGGGACAGGGGCCAGAGAATCCCCATCAAAAGACGGGGAAAGCCGGGAGATGCGCGAATTCACTTGCAAATACTGCGGGAAGAAGTTCTTCGCCAAGAACTCTACCGCGAAGTACTGCTCGGCAAAGTGCCGCGTGTACGCGAAGCGTGCCAGGGACGAGAGGGACGGTCGGGGGCGCTCTGCGGGCAAGGCACGCGCGGAAGATGGCTGCGTGAGCTTCGCTGTCGCGGCAAACTACAGGGTTCCCGTCAGCCAGGAGACGTTCTCCAAGGAGGCGATTTCGAGGGAGATCGCGTGCGCGCATGGCATGGTGTCCTTCTTCGATTCCGCATCGCAGAGAGGCCCCGAGGGCACGCGCGAGGCGTGCGGCCACATCGCGCGCGGGTTCGAGGCAACCCTTGAGGAGATCGGCCTATGACGAGGGGGAGGAAGCAGAACGCGCTCGCTCAGCGAAGGGAGCGAGACCACGTCGACGTGACCGCCACGGTGCTCGACGGGGCGGTGCGCCTTGAGAAGCCGAACTCCGTAGCCTCCGTGCCTAGGCTCAGCCGCATATGGGACGAGACGCTCGGCACCGGTATGGCGTTCAGGCCCGAGGACGCGCCGCTCTTGGAGCAGTTCGTGTTCGACCTGGCGCTTGCCGAGGAGTGCCGCGCCAACATGATTGACGAGGACGGGAACCCGGCCCCGCTTCTCAAGGCGGAGGACGAGTACGGCAACGTCCGCATGGTGGACAACCCGTACTTCAAGAAGATGCGCGAGGTGTCCAACGACACGCTAAGGCTCGCCAACGACCTTGGCCTCACGCCAGTCGCGAGGGCGCGCCTCGGCCTCACCAAGGCGAGCGCCAACGCGGTGAACCTGTCCATCCAGGAGACGATCCTTCGGGCAATGGAGAAAAACGGTGTATAGGACGCCAATACGCCGATACTCCAAGCGCGGGCTGCGCGAGGCCAAGGCTCGGCAGATATTCTGCGAGGCGTTCCTCACGCACGCTGGCAACGACGAGTTTGCCGGCACCCCGATACGCATAGACCCGTGGAAGAAGAGGAACATCTGGGACCCGCTCTTCGCCACGGGCACGTGGGACAGGCGCAGCGGCAGGTTCAGGCGCAAGTACCGGCGTGCGCTCATCGGCGTCCACCGCACATACGGCAAGTCCGAGCTTGCGGCCTCGATAGTCCTGACCGAGGCCACCATGAACCCAGTCCCCAATGGCGAGTACGGCATCGTGGCCGACACGAAGGAGAACACCAAGAAGGTACGGGACTACATCTCCATCATGATTCGCAGCAACCCGCAGCTCTCGCGGGTGTGGCGCGTCAACCGCGACTCGATAGTGAACAAGGAGACCGGCCAGCAGATTTGGGTCTACCCGTACAAGGAGGCCGCGCTGCAGGGCAAGCACTTCAACGTGCTCGTATGCGACGAGATCCACGTGTGGCGAGACGATGCCATCTGGAAGGCTGGCGTCTCCGGCCAGGGCAAGATCTGGAACGCCCTCACAATCGGAATCACCACCGCAGGCGCGTCGCGTGACGGGTTCCTCTTCAAGCTCTACGAGAGGCTCAAGAGGGACCCCCACGCGTTCGTGTGCTGGCTCGGCATCAACGACTCGCAGGACGTGTCAGACCGCAGCGCGTGGAAGCAGATTGTCAGGGCCGGCCGAGTCACCATGGACGAGCTTGAGGAGCAGTACGAGGCCCTCGGCCCGAAGTCGTTCGAGCGCTACTGGCTCAACCGCACCCCAATGGACGAGCAGGCCGAGCCGTTCATGCACCGAGAGGACGTGGAGGCGTGCCAGGGGAAGTCCCTCTCGATAGACCGCAACAGGTGGTTCGCGTTCGCGCTTGACGGCGCGGTGCGAGGTGACACGCTCGCCCTCGTCGCGGCGCAGCGCCAGGGCGAGGAGTGGGCGCTTGAGGAGTGGTGCTGGGAGAAGCCGGGGCCCATGGGCACCTACGACCTCATGGAGGTTGCCGACGTGATACGGCAGCTCTCCATGTGCCCCGGGAACCCGCTCGGAGGCTGCGACCCTGCGAGGATGCAGTTCCTCACGAACTGGCTCGACCGCGAGTGCGGGATTGACGTGTCGGACATCTCGCAGTCGCCTGCAATCATGTGCCCGGCGTCCGAGCTTCTGGCGAGGAGCGTCGAGACCCACAAGGCAGCGCTCGGAGGGACTCCGGTGCTCGCACAGCACTGCATCAACGCCGTCGCTGCGGAGTCCAAGGCCTACGGGAGGCGCCTGGCGTCAGAGAAGGACAGGCACGGCCAGGGGACCAAGAGAATCGACGCTGCGGTTGCCGCCGCCATGGCGATGTGGGCCTACGACAACAACGAGGCGGAGGCCCCGAGCGTCTGGACGATAGACCTCTGACGGGGGACTCGGCACTGATGATGCAGGTGGCTTGGCAACCCCTCCGCCAAGCCACGGGGCCTGCTCCCCCGCCGCCCGCCATGGGGTGGCGGGGGACACCGGCATGAACATCCAATCGGTGGTTTCTCCGATTCGAGGAGTGTGCCGATGGGGCGTTTATCCAACTCGGTGGGGCGCGTGCTCGCCCGGATAGCAGACATGCTCGTGCCAGGCTCCTGGGACTTCTTCATGTACCAGCGCCCGGACGGCACCACAGAGACGTTGGAGCGCGAGGCGGCCGCAGACGCCTACTACTCGAACGCGTTCAGGGCGTGCCTGCTCGCCAAGGCTAGGCCCCTCGCGTCGCTGCCCATACACGTCTACGAGCGCAAGGGCGGGCTGAGGGTCGAGGCGTCCCACCGGTTCTCAAGGAGGCTCGGGACGCTCCTGCGCACCCGCTGGAACCCGTTCATGACCTCCTCAGAGGGAATCCGCTGGACGATGATGACCAAGGACGTGCGTGGCGAGGCGTTCCTGAGGGTCGAGTTCGACGGCTCTGGCATGCCGGTCGCGATATGGCCGCTTTCCGGAATCCCCACCGTCGAGGTCACGAACGGGAGGGCCGTCTTCCGATACCAGGGTGACAAGTTCACAAGGGCGGGCGTCTACCTGCAGGACGAGATCGTGTGGGTCAAGTCCCCAGTGCTCGACTCCGACTGCCTGCACGGCGTCTCGCTCGCCGAGGTTGCCGCGAACGAGCTGAGCCTCTCGATAAACCTTGAGGAGTTCTACAGGAACGTCCTCAACGGCGACTCGACGTTCGCCGGGTGGCTTGAGACCGACCAGAAGCTGCAGCCGCAGGACGTTGACCAGCTCAAGCAGCAGCTGAGCGACGGTGGCGGAATCGTGAACGCGGGCAGGGTGCGCATCTTCGACAAGGGCCTCTCGTACAAGACGAACGGCCAGTCCATGGTGGACATGAGCCTTGTCGAGCAGGAGCGCTGGATCCTTCAGCAGACGTGCCGCACGCTCTCGGTGCCGCCGCAGGAGGTGTTCGACCTCTCCAACGCCACCTACTCGAACATCGAGCAGGGCGCAATCAACTTCGCGAACAAGACCCTCGTCCCCGAGTGCAAGGCGCTTGAGGAGGCGTTCTCCGGAGTCATCTGGGCAGCTGGGTACCCCAACGACTACGTGCAGCTCGACATGAACGGCCTCCTGCGCGGCTCCTATAAGGAACGCATGGACGGTTACCGCATCGCGATATACGCGGGCATCTACTGCCCGAACGACGTGCTCGCCAAGGAGGACATGCCCCCGTACGAGGGTGGCCAGTTCCACCTGCGCTCCACGGCGTACCTCGCGATAGACCCGGAGACCGGCGAGGCCGTGCAGCAGGGGCCAGCGCAGGCAGGGCAAGCGACGCCAGACGCCAACAACCCAGGAGGGTCCGGGGAGGGCGAGAGGGATGACGGGCACGGTGACGGCACCGATGACCCGGACGCCAGGGGAACGGCGCTCGCAGTCATCCACGCCGACATGGCAGAGAGAATCCGCGACCGCTACGAGAGCGCCGGCGACACCGAGCGCTTCCGCGAGTTCGCAAAGAAGGTGCTCACGCCGCTATCCGCAGCGTACGAGGTTGACGGCATCGAGTACGACATGGAGTCCGACATCGAGGAGATCATAAATGGTTGACATCTACGTGTACGGTGACATCGGCTAGTCCCTCTGGGGCGATGACACGAACGTGAGCGCCTCCGACTTCTCAAGGCAGCTCAGGGACGCCGACGGGGATGACGTGACAATCCACGTCAACAGCGTGGGCGGCAACGTGTTCGACGCCAACACCATGAGCGAGCTTGTGCGCTCGTACAAGGGCAGGACCACAACTTCAATCGAGGGAATCGCCGCGAGCGCCGCGAGCTTCTTCGCCCTCACCGCAGACAGCGTGGTGATGAACCCGTCGGCGCTCATCATGATTCACAACCCGTACACCAGCTGCTACGGGAACGCCGACGAGATGCGCAAGACCGCAGGCATGCTAGACAAGGTGCGCTCCACCATCACCGGCCAGTACGTGCGAAAGACCGGGATGGACGAGTCCGAGGTGGAGGAGATGATGGACGCCGAGACGTGGCTCGACGCGTCCGAGGCGCTCGACCTAGGGTTCGTCGACTCGATATCCGACGCGGCACCAATCGCGGCACGCCTCACCAAGGAGGCGCTCGACCGCTTCAAGTCCGCGCCCAAGTCGCTCATGGCGCAGCTTGCGGCTGCGGGGGACACCGGCGCGAGCATCGACCCAAGCGAACCCAAGGCCAAGGCGCAGGGCACCGAGGCCGGGGCGGAGGCCGCCCCAAGGGTCGTGTGCATCGACGGCACGTTCCTCAAACTCTAAGGAGAACGGCAATGAAGTCTTCCATCCAGATCCGGAACAAGGTCAGGGACCTTGACGAGCGAATCGCCAAGGTCAGCGCCGAGTTCGCCAGCGCCGAGGGTGACGCGAAGGACGCCCTGCGCGACCAAATCAACGACTACAAGGGCCAGCAGCGCGCGCTGAACGACATGCTGGATGACGTGCTCGCCGAGGAGGACGAGATGCGTCGCGGCGGCGGCGTCCCCCTCGCCGCCCCAGCAACCGAGCCCAAGGCCAAGGCCCCCAAGTCCGTAGTGGACTGCCTCATGGGCGCCCGCGACGAGTTCAGGGGCCTCAGGTTCGGAGACACCCTGACCTTCGACGTCAAGGACGCCTACACGGACTTCGGACTCCCCGGCATCCAGCAGGTCGACTACAACCTGCCCCGCCAGACGTCTGACGCCCTGCCAAACTTCGGGTTCCTCGACTCCCTTCCCACAGGCACCACGCAGGCCGACATCCTGACCTACTTCGAGAAGAACGACGAGAAGTACAAGAACGCAGCAGCCGTCTGGACCCCAGGACACGAGAAGCCCTCCTCCACCATGGGCTGGAAGCAGACCAGCGCATACATCGAGACCATCGCCCACCTGGTTCCCGTGCTCGAACAGCAGCTCAAGGACTGTGGCCAGCTGCAGTCCCTCATCGGCACCGAGCTTCTGTTCGGCCTGCGCATGGCGCTCGCAGACAAGGTGCTCACCGGCAACGACACCAACGGCATCAAGGGCGTGCTCAAGAACGGGGGCATCCAGAAGTACGCCTCCAAGAGCGGTGACACCCTCGCCGACTCCGTATACCGCATGGGAACCGACGTCTTCATCGGCTCCGGCTACCAGCCGACGCACGTTGCGATGCACCCGTACGTGGCCGAGAGCCTCGCGCTTGAGAAGGACAAGCAGGGCCGCTACATGAACGTCATTGTCAACGGCAGGCTCTGGGCGCTCAGCGTGGTGGAGGACCAGCACCTCATCGAGACCACCGGTGCAGGCACGTCCGCGAAGACCACCTACGGGGTGCTCACCTACTGGAACCAGGCCGCGACGGTCTTCACCAAGGAGACGGACTCCATTGCCATCGGCCTCGTCGGTGACCAGTTCGCCTACAACGAGGCCACCCTCCGCGCCGAGGGACGCCACGGCCTCAAGGTGACCTACCCCAAGGCGTTCTCCTACCTCGCCGACTCCGGAATCACGAGGTAGGCACATGCCCACCCTGACGCCAAACACGCGCACGAGGGCCTCGCTCCCCGAGCTTGGCGCACTCTCGCTTGAGGGTGCGCCGGGCTCGGCCACAGTCACGCGCCTCTCTGACGGAACCTCCGAGGAGTGGGTTCCAGGCGTGGCGCCGGCGCTCAAGACGTGCCCAGAACTCATGACCGTCGAGTGGGACGAGGGCGGCGTCAGGGTGGGGGCGGAGGTCGACGTGGTTGCGTCGCGCTACTGCGCGCTTGGCGAGATTCGCGGGTACCGCGCGGAGCAGTACGGCCTGTCGAACCGGACCGACGCCGAGGTCTGGGTGGCCCGCCAGCACGCCGAGGAGGTAATCGAGCGCGCCGCCAACCGGTTCTTCCAGCCGGTCATGCGAAAGGGGTTCGTGGACCGCCCAAACTGCACGTCCGCATCGCAGCCCATGGTCCCGGGAGCGTGCCCGCGCGACATCTCGGCAGTCGCTCGTGCCTGGGACGCCGACGGGAACCCAGTAGGCGTAGGCGTGGCGGGGCAGACAGCCCTCGACGTGTCCGGAATCCGCCCGCACGGCGCGGCAAACGTCGCGCTCGTGATGGGCATGCGCCAGACGCCGGTGGAGATGCACGACGCAGTTGTCGCGCTCGCCGCGTGGTACCTGGTGCCAAAGGCGGGGCCTGACAACGCAACGTCAGAGTCCACGGACTCGGGAGTTCTCCGCTACGTCATCGGCGGCGTAGACGGCGCCCCAACGTCCCTCCCGGAGGTCAACGCGCTCGTCCAGCGCTACGGCTTCCGGAACCTGGTCGTGGGGTGACGCCATGGACTCCGAGAACCTGTTCTGGCAGTGCATCGAGCACGTGAAGTCGCTCTCCGACAAGGCGCTCGCTGACGAGCCCGCGTTCGTCTCGATCGGAGGCTCGACCGTCCAGAAGCCTGCAGAGTTCCTGGTTAGAGAGGTGGTCGAGAACGTCTCGTTCTCCGACACCGTCACATCGACCCTCGGCGGCGTGCGGGCGTCAGGGCACTACCGCGTCGAGTTCTCCGTAGCATGCCAGGCGTGGGCGCAGAGGCCCTCGCTCATCGAGGCTTCCGAGCTTGTCCAGTCGTGGGTGCTCGCGCTCTTCCGCCAGGTGGCCGCAGACAAGACGCTCGGCGGCCTCTGCATCCACGCGGAGCCGTACGTGGAGGGCACTGGCACCGCGCTCGACAAGGGAACCAAGCTGTACACCGCCGCGTTCGACTTCGGCGTTCGCGTCAAGGCCGAGATAGAGCCGGCAACCGTCTAAGGAGAAAAAACAATGTCTCTCAACCCTTCCATCGGACTCGTCGGAATCGCAGTCCAGACCGACAAGGACACCGCCGCGACGCAGCCAAAGTTCCTGCACGGCCTCACGGGGGGCTCCCCGTTCGGCGCGTCGCGCTCCATCGCGAACACCGCAGTCTCGTGCGGCAACCGCGCACCGTCCGATGCGCGCGTAGACTCCATCGAGGTCTCCCCGTCCATCCAGTCGCTCTGCTACCCTGACGTGTTCGGCCTCTACCTCTATGCCGCCCTCGGCGCGGTCGACTCCGCGCCAGTCTCCGGCAAGGACGGATACTACAAGCACGTGTTCACCATGGGCGATGACCTGCCATACTGCACGATCTGGTCCCAGATCGGCAAGAACAACTTCACCCGCGCGGACGGCTGCAGGCTGGGAACCCTCTCGATCTCGGCGACCGGCAACGAGCACCTGTCCATGCAGGCGGACTTCCAGGGCGTCAACGCCGAGGTCGGCATCGCATCCATCCCAGGCTCCCTGAAGGCATCGTGCTTCGGCGGCAAGTACACCACGACCGACTGCGAGTTCAGGCTCGACGCCGCAGGCAACGCCCCGGCAGAGGCGCTCGTGTCCGAGGCCAGCTTCACCGTCGAGAACAACGTCTCCGGCCAGACCGCGCTCGGCCGCGTCATGCCGCGCGACATCGCTGTCGGCAAGCTGTCCATGGGCTGCTCCGTCACCACCATCCCCGATGACATCACCGAGTACCGAAAACTGGTCACCGGCTCCAAGACCGCCACGAAGCTCTCCGGCAGCGTCGTGCTGGGCAGCGTATACGCGAAGTTCCACCACACCGATGACCAGAACATGACGCTTGAGGTGTCCATCAACCACTGCCCGTTCACGGTGGAGTTCCCAGAGGTCGACCCCGAGGGCAACGAGGCAACCATCAAGTTCTCCACCGACGCGGCAATCGTGACCAGCGCAGGGGAGTCCCCGGTTACCATCACGCTCGTGAACAAGACCCAGTCATACAAGTAGCGATACCGGCGCGGGGCCTGAGGGTGTCTGATGAGGCCCCGCGCCGTGCCGGGAGAAGCATGGAGACGTACAAGAAGCTGCTCTACTGGTTCGCAAGCGCCTGCATCACCGCCGTCGTGAGCGCCATACAGATTGGCGTTGACCCACGCACGGACAAGGCCGTGATGACGTGGGTGTGCATGGCAGCGGTCGCGAGCGTCATCTATGCGGCGGCGCAGACGTACTCGGCGGTTCGCAGGCGCGACGAGCTGTCCGCCAGGCACGATGCCCTCGTGGACGCCGCGCTCAAGGTGCTGCTGCGCCAGAAGCTCGTGAGCGAGCACGACAGGCTGGTCGACCTTGGCACCGCCAACGACACGCAGCGCAGGAGCTGGCAGGCATCGTACGAGACGTACGAGGCGCTGTGCAGCGCGACCGGTGACAGCAACGGGGTAATCGACGTGTACAGGAAGCACGTCATGGATTTGCCCAGCGACAACAGAGGAGGACACAGATGAACTACCTGATTCCGGACAAGGCGTACAAGGCGCTCAAGTGGCTCGGGCTCATCGCATGCCCAGCGCTGGCGGTGTTCGTGGGCGCGGTCGGCCCCGTGTGGGGCTGGCCGGACGTCGACGCGTGGGTGATCACCATCAACTCCGTGGGCGTGCTCGTCGGCGCGCTCCTGGGCGTCTCCGCCGCGACGGCCAGGCCCGGGGACGGCGGCGCGAATGGCGAGGGCTAGCGCCCCGCGCTGCCCGCTCTGCGGGGCGGGGATGCGCGAGGAGCGGGGCATGGAGCGCAGGCTGGACGGGCGCGTGGAGCGCACGTGGTCATGCCCGCGCTGCCTGCACAGGATGGTCACGAAGGACGTTATCACGGCAGGCGGCAATGACCGCCCCGACGAGGAGGCAAGACGGCAATGCATCTCTATGTGATCTGCGGCCACGGAGCCGGCGACCCCGGCGCATGCGGCAACGGCTACTCAGAGGCGGAGCGCGTGCGCGCGCTCGGCGCCAGGATCGCGGAGCTTGGCGGCTCGTCCGTGACGCTCCTGGACACCAGCCGCAACTGGTACGCGGACAAGGGCATCAAGAGCCTGAGCATCCCGAGCGGCGACGCCCTCGTGGAACTTCACATGGACTCGGCGGACCCCGACGCGCGCGGAGGCCACGTCATCATCAAGGCGGGCATCGGAGGCCCCGACGCCTACGACCAAGCCCTCGCCGACTCCATCTCGACCATCTTCCCGGGGCGCTCCCAGAGCATAGTGGAGCGCTCCGAGCTGGCGAACCCGAACAGGGCCGCAGCCCGTGGCATCAACTACCGCCTGGTCGAGAACGGCTTCATCACCAACCCCACGGACGTGGAGATCTTCAACGGCAGGCTCGATGACATCGCGAGGGCGTACCTCGCGGCATTCGGAATCGATGGCGGCGCTGCCCCCGAGGCATCCGCCGAGCCATCGGCTCCCGCGCCCTCCGGCTCCTCGGGCATGCCCGACGGGGCGGTCGACTTCCCAGAGGACCCGCTTCTGTATGACGGCTACTTCGGGCCCGTCACCGTCAGGCAGGTGCAGCTCTGCCTCCGTGCCCACGGGCTGTATGGGGGCATCGTCGACGGCGACTTCGGGCCGATGACAAAGAGGGCGCTGCAGCGCTACCTTAACAATCTCGGGTACTACTCCGGCCTCATCGACGGAGACTTCGGCCCGCTCAGCACCAAGGCGCTCCAGAGCTACCTCATCGACCGTGGGACGTACTGGAACGACAACGGCTGGTGCCTCGTGGACGGTGACTGGGGCTCGCTCACCACTATCGGCCTGCAGCGTGCCATCAACGGCGACCGCCTATAGGCTGAACCTGCCTGAACCGGCATTGACCAAGCGCCCTCGCACGAGCGGGGGCGCCTTTTGTTGCCCTTGTGCAAGTAAACCCCTCGGCCCCCCAACGGTGCCCAACTAAGGGGTTTTTTGTTTGCGCAGGTAGACGGCTCGCTGTGAGCCATTCTGAGGCCATGTTTTCCCATCGATGGGCAGATGTGCCGCGACGCAGCCAAAGTTTTGGGGCGTCTGGCCTGGGCGAGCGACCAGTGCGATTGAGCGGGGGACACCGCACGGAACATGTTGCCATGGCAAGTCGCAGACCAAGGAGGGCCCCATGGCAACCAGGCAGTGGTTCGAGTACGTAAACCCAAAGACAGGCAGGAAGGAGTTCGAGTGCACGGCCTATCCAGGCCAGAACGTCCTTGCCGGGATGATTGTCGACGCGTCCGGGATTACAGACGGCGAAATGAAGAGCATCGCAAGAGGGGTCGTTTGGGCCGCGCTCAGCGCAGATGCGGACGGACACAAGGTGCTCCCAAGGGGCGTCAGGCGCACTACTGACTATGACGCGTTCGCCCAGGCGATGGCAAGGGCCGTAGACGCCGGGTATGTCATCGAATTCCTGGACGCCTTCTCCACGTCCATCAATTCGGAGGACGTTGATGACAAGGCCGACGTGGACGAAAACCCTACGGGTACGAGTCCCGAATCCTTGTAAACCTCTCCCGCTACACGGGTTCCGGCGTCATGGAGCTGCTGGGGCTCGCGTGCGGGTTCCCGATGCTGTTCGAGCAGATGTACTTCGACCTGGAGACGGTGCTCGATGAGCGGGAGAGCCAGAAGGCCCCCACATGGAGGAGGAGGGGCGAGAAGGCGGTTGACGCACGCGACCGGCTGAGGGCCGAGCGCGAGGCCGCCAAGGCGCGTCTGGGGGTCGCTTAGATGTACACGATTGAGGTTCGGGGACTAGACGAGACCATCAAGCAGCTGAACGAGCTTGACAGGAAGCTCGGCACCGAGCTGAAGCGCGAGATCATGGGAATCGTACAGCCGACGCTCTCCAAGGCGAAAGGGTTCGCCGGGGGCGTCGGCTCCTACCCCACGGGGGCGTACGCGGCCTCGCTGAGGCTCAGGACGTACGCGAACGGGGTCAAGTTCGTGTCGACCGACCCTGGCGGCGGCGTAATCGAGTTCGCGAACCCAGGGGCGCTCATCCTCACGGGGAAGCGTGCCGGAAGGCGCGCGGGCGTCCCTGTCGGCAGCACGCCGCCGCGCGCCCTCCTCAAGGCAGT